CTGGATGGAGTTGCAGAACTTAGTGACACGCTCCAACAGGAGATCGATGCGGCAATGTTGTGTTATCGTCAGAATAAGAGATATAATTTCATTTATAAAGCTTCGTTGAAAGATGAGCCGACATTACTTACAAAAAAGAAAATACGAGTATTTACTGGAGCACCTGTGGCTCAGAAGTATATTATTCGCAAATATTTTCTGCCACCCGCCACTATGTTGACTATATTCAGTGGTTTGAGTGAGCAAGCTGTGGGGATTAATGCCAGTGGCAGGGAGTGGGATGAATTGCATCACCACATCACGCAATTTGGCGATGATCGCATCATAGCTGGTGATTTCAAAGCCTATGACCAATCTTTACCAGTGAATGTAACTATTGCCACTATGCGCATTTTGATAGCCATAGCGGCAGCTGGAGGTTATAGTGAGGATGATTTAGCCATCATGGAGGCTGCTATACCAGATGTGGTTTCTGCTTACGTAGCCGTAAATGGCACATTGGTAAAATTCACCAAGGGTAACACTTCAGGCAATAACCTGACGGTATTCATCAACGGTATTGCCAATGCCCTTCTACACCGTTGCGCTTACTTTGACACCCTAGGGCTGACGGCCAGACCATATAGGGAAAATGTAGTTAGTATGTTTTACGGGGATGATAGCTTAGGGGCTGTCCATAGTCGTTTAGGTGATAGTTACACTTGTGTTAATATTTCTGAACATATGTTAGTATATGGTTTAGAGTACACTGCTCCTGATAAAACACCCATCATTCCTCCCTTTAGACCAAAAGGGGAGGTAAATTTTCTGAAGAGAGACTCTCTGTACATTCCAGAATTTGGAACGTACAATGGTTTGTTGGATGAGAAGTCTATTTTTAAATCTTTGCATTCCAATTTGGCATCAAAAGAATTAACTAGACACCAACTGGCAGCTGTTTGCATATGCGGAGCTCTTCGAGAGTGGTTCCTGTATGGGAGACTCGTTTTCGATAAGCGACGCAAGCAGCTGCTAGAGATTGTGAAAAAACACGATCTAGAAATACACTGCGATAAAATCATATATGCTGATTTTGACCAACTCCTTTCCGATTGGAGGGAGAAGTACCTTGGGACTGATTACGGGGATCTTGCGGACATCAAGATCAACGCTTCCCAGGGGAAATATAGTCCAAACCCTCAGCCACTTTTTTCCTGTGAAAGTGGCACTGAGTATTGCATGGGAAACACTACTATTAAAAGGAGCAGCGAGAGCTCGAAGTCAAATTCTCGCCCCCCTACCGTGCGTGGTGCACGTAAAACATCACAAGGGACGGAAGAGCCCGTATATACGAAAGCGCAAGTTGCATCAATGATGCGCACGTATGAAGACATCCGGAGGCTGCGAAGGCTTCGCAAAGAAGAACGTGTACCTTCACTTGCTAAGAATTTTATCACCAGGTCACCTTTATTGTCTTATGATGATGATGACTGTAGTGACGCTATTTATGATAATATTATTGGCATGTATGTACCACAATCCGGATATGAAAATGTGGATGGAACAACTGATCCTTGGATACCCACTCCTCAGGTCTATACTTCCGAGGAGAAGGAGGAGTTGTCCTTATTAAACCTTTTGGCTACAATGTTTTATATGTACCCAAATTATAAGATGGGGTTGCCACCCCCGGATAATCTATATGACGAGGTGGCTTTAATCAAATCCGATCAAATGTCACATATGCACGACTACAAATTTTTGCCAACTGATATGCAAGAGGCGGTAGAATCTAATGGGTGGTTATACCGATTGCCTGATGTTAATTTGTGTAACCCTGAAAATACCGAGTTTGCCAAGATGTGGTTAGAGTACTACACAAAAGGGGTTACCGCAAAACCCTTGAAGAGATCATTGAGGACGCGAGTGAAG